GTCCCGGTGGTCCAGGAGGCGGCCCTGCAGGTGGACCTCCTGGTTTTGGTCCAGGACCTGGCGGTGGTTTAGGCGGTGGCCCAGAAGCCCCTGAAGGCGGTCCAGAAGCTCCTGCAGGTGGACCGGAAGCAGCCGCGGGTCCAGAACCAGTACCAGCTGGTACACCGAGCGCTTTACCGAGAGCTTAACCCAAGAAGAACATTGGGGGTTCTTGAGATTCAGATACCCCGGTCATTAGTTCTTTTTCTAAAGCTTCTTTTTCTCTAGTACCTTGATTCATTAGTTCTTGATATTGTAGAGTACCAGAACCAAATAATTGCGTACCGCCGAATTTACCACGGGTGTTAGCAACAGAAATCTTTATTAATGCTTTAGCATATTCCATTACCCAGCGTTCTTTAACCAAATCTTTAATAGGACGTTCAATATATACCCCGATAGCAGCATAGTAAGTGGTATCTGTAGTAATTTTAGGGTCCGGTGTAATGCGTAACACTTGAGTACGTTGGTCAAAGCGTACGTACTGTTTCATAGCAAATAATTTCTCCCGAGTCTTAAGCCAGTCTTTCAAGACGTGCCAAGTAACTACATCGAAAGCTTTACTACCTAAAGAGTATGCAAAATGCATTTGTTGAGCTAAGCTTTGCTCAATAGTAAACAATGTATTAACCCCGTCATTGGTACCTTCTACAAAATTATATATACCAATACATTTTCTGTACCCATCTAAATCGTAATCCCATCCTGATTGAAAGGTAGAAGATAAAGAAGAAAGTTCTGGGGTAGCATTAATTAATGTATCTATCTTTATACCTTGATTAGCAGTATAAAGACCAGAATTAAATATAAGAATTTCTTCCGTACCTGGGGTAAAACGAGTGAATTGCTCAATTGCATATGCTATCATATCATATGCAGCTACGCATGCAATTTCTAGATTAACTAAAGGCGCACCTAGTTGAAAGAAGATACGCTCAGCAAGCATATCATAGCTTTGTATGCGATTATTTAAATTAGTAGAGAGAAAGGCTGATGGCCCAACGGTTGAAGTTGGTAGTGGCATGCCAATACTTAGTCTACTTTCAATACCTTAAACAGTGTTTCTGTTACAGTTTCAGCGTTTACAAATACTTCTTCTTTATAGCTTACCGATTCATGCCACCAATGTAGGAATTGGTCTTGTCTTAAATAATTTCGATTTTTAAGCAAATTTGTATTACACGGATAACCAAATATATTAGGATCGGATTGCCCAAATATAACTATACCATTAGGTACTTTATAATACGTACAAAAATGCTGGAAAAAGTTATCTACTGACATCCATGCATTACAGGTTCTAGTAAGTTTTAATAGATTTTCCGGGGTATAATTGTGAGCAAGATTTGTAATACCTTTTATAGGTATCTCTTCGTTTGTACCTACCTGTACAATTTCAGCTTGAGGTAGTTTATTCTTAATTAAGCTTATTGTTTTTTCCCAGTAAGGAAAATCTTTGGGGTTACGCTTTTTATCAGGTAGTTTTTGAGAGTAAGGACTAATTAAAATTTTCATAAATACATTGCTCTATAAGCTTCAGCTAAAGTACCTTTCCATTTGCGCATAGCCATAAACCTATATATTTGATGAGCCTCTGCATCGATAATTAAAGATATATCTCCTATATCTACAACCGACACATTAGGGTAGGTTATGTCCCAGAACACTTCTTTATAACAAGCAGCAACTATTATACGTTCGTCTTTATACTTCTCCACTAATTCTGGCAAGATAGACTTAAACGCATAGTGATCTCCTCGACCGCTATTTAAGTGTACCACCTTGAAGCGTTTTGCATCTACTCCCCATTCAGCTAATTTTTTTAAAAAATAATCTTCGTCTTTATCGAACAACTCTTTAATATTAAAATCTCTAATACCCCCGCTACCTGACCTCATATGGTAGGTGTTGACGCCGCACAATGCATAAAGTTTCCATCCATTGCGTTTTATACCATATGTAAACAACGTTTCTTCCCTATGAGCAACACGTGTTAAGCTTAAGTCATAACCGTGACCAGCTGCTGCTCTTCTATATAGAAAAGTACTACCTTGTAAATGATCTACAGGTACTATTTTTCTATCTTTTTCATAACTCCATTGTACATTCATACCTAAGTGTATGTCTGCAATATTATTTGAAGCTATTTTATAGGTTTTAAGATTTTTATAGTCAAGTATCGACGGACCGACAGCTCCGATTTTATCGTCGGATTTAATAAACTTATATAACTGCTCCAATACATTAGGCTCTATAACGTTGTCGTCGTCAATTCTCCAGATAAATTCTTCTTCGTAGTTTAATCTGGCTCTTTCGTGGTTATGTATTTGACCTTTTCTAGCACCAGGCAACCAGAACCATGCAACTCCCAGACCCATCAAACCTTGCAATAAGTTTTTTAAAATTTCATTCTCAGCCGGATTAGTAAATTTGTCGTTATCATCATATATTACAAGCTTACCAGGTTTGTAAGTAAGAGTCAGCAAAGATGTAAGTACTAATGGTAAAGTCGTATGAGAACGGTTCTTAGTAGAAACAGTAGCTACTACATCTTTTAAGATCATTTTTATATATTATTACCATCTCAATAAAATACCAGTGTTGGCATAGCTTTTCATATTGGATAGCATAAATATTACTAAATGCTACTCAAACTTATAACCCAGACTCCAATCACCGAGGGGCTTGACTATCTTATTGAAGAAGGGAATAAGGATAAGCCAGCTAATATTTATGTTACCGGCGTGTACATGGTTGCGGAAGAAAAAAACCGTAATAATCGTATATACAGCAGAGAAGAAATGAGTCAAGAGGTTGCCCGTTATAATGAAGAGTTTGTTCGTTCTAGCCGGGCATTAGGAGAATTAGAACATCCACAGAGTGCATCTGTAAATAGTGAAAGAGCCTGCCATTTAATTACCGAATTAAAAATGGACGGTAATATAGTAAAAGGTAAGAGTAAAGTTTTACGTACCCCACTCGGAGAAATAATGAGATCTCTAATTATGGACGGGGTAAAGATGGGTATGTCTTCTAGAGCTTTAGGTACTCTAGAAGAACGTGGCGGTGTTAATCATGTAAAAAATATGAAGTTAATTACCGTTGATGCAGTTGCAGATCCTTCTGCTCCAGGTGCATTTGTTAACGGTATTTTAGAATCAAAATCTTTTATCATTAAACAGGACGGTAGATTTGAGGAAGTTTATAATTCTTTTGAAAATAAACTTTCAAGTTTACCTCGCAAAGATGTAGATTTCTATCTTCGCGAGCAAATAATGAAATTTATTGACAGTTTAAAATAATATGAATCAAAAACAACAAATTACTAAGTTTATTAAACACGTAGCTGATAACAATTATTCTAAAGCTAATCAGCTTCTTAGCGGTATCATCAATGAAAAGTTAAAGAACCGTATCCGTAAAACGGATGCAGAAATCACCAATAAAAAGGAGAAAACCTCATAATTAGAGGCAAGGAACACTAAATATTTTTATACAGCATGAGCCAAGACATTAATACTCTCTTAAAAGAAGCAACTAAAGATCTTCTTTCCGACGAAACCCTCAAAGCAATCACCGAAGCTTTCGATAAGAAAGTCGAAGAAAAGGTTTCATTAGCTGTTGAAGCAGCTCTTGTAAAGCAAGATGAAGACTATTCTTCAAAGCTTGAAAAAATCGTTAGCCGTATCGATGAAGCTCATTCTATTAAATTTGAGCATGCTTTAAAAACTTTAGACGAAACTCATTCAGCTAAGCTCGAAAAACTTGTTAAGCTTTATGAAAACGCTCTCAAGGTTGAAGCAGACAGCTTTAAGTCTACCGTAGTAGAAAACGTTTCTAACTATCTCGAGCTTTATCTCGATAAGGTAATTCCAGTACAGCAAATTCAAGAAGCTACTGCAAATGCTCGTTCTCGTAAAATTGTTGACGAGATCAAGCGCATCGTAAGTCTTGATGAAACATTTGTAAATGAACAAGTAAAAGAAGCATTAGTAGACGGCAAACGTCAAATCGACGAAGCTAATGCAAAAGCTGCTGAAACAGCCAAAAGTGCTCAACTTCTCAACGAAAAGATTGCAGTACTAGAAAAGAATCTTCTTCTAGAAAAGAAAGTTGCAAACTTACCAGCTCCTAAGAAAGCTTATATGCTTCGCGTACTAAGCGAAAAAGATGCATCTTTCATTAAAGAAAACTTTGACTACGTATCTGATATGTATGAAAAGAAAGAAGAAGATACAATGACAACTCTTAAAGAATCTACCAAGCCAAAGACTGCTGGGGTAGATAGAGTTATTACTGAAGCTGCAACTAAGAAATCTGCCTCTTACAATTCAGCTGAAACTGAAGATGAAGGTGAGCAATATGTTGCTGAATCATACGTAAGTTTATTAAAAAATAAACTAGTATAATAAATCAGATTTTTTTACAAAAGCCCCGGAAACGGGGCTTTTTTTATGTAAGTATATCTACAAGTTGAAGTACTGTTAAGTACTTGAGATACGTTAGGAAAAAACATTTAGTTAAACATGAAACAAATCAAACCTTCACAATCATACATCGATCGTGATCGCGCATCAAGCCTTCTCAAGAAGTGGGCTCCATTGCTCGAGCACGCTGATGACGCAACACCAGCAATTAAGGACGACCACACCAAGCTTAATACCGCTATCCTTCTTGAAAATCAGGAAAGATGGTGCTTTGAAGCTTCTAATGCAGCTGGCAACAGCGGCGTATTCGGAACTCTTCAGGGTGCTCCAGGTCAGGGCGGCCAGCCATCCAGTGACTTCTATGCTACTGGTGACGCTCGCTTACCAAAGATCTTGATCCCAATGATCCGTCGTACTTTCCCAGAGCTTATCACTAACGAGATCGTAGGCGTACAGCCAATGAG